GTTTATGTTATACCTCACGGTATTTCTCCAGAATTTTCAATTTATGAAAGAGAATTGACTGGTAAGTTTAATTTCCTTCATGTAGGAGGAGAATCTAAACGTAAAAATGCACAAATGGTTGTTGATGCATTCCTTGAGTTGTATGATGGCGATGAAAATTATCAACTTGTTCTTAAATACAATAAATTCTGTTTAGCAGAAGTCTATATTAATGGGCAATTAAGACAAGCAACTCACCACCCGCAGATTATTGGAATACCAGATATTTTTAGCACTGATGATCTTGTTTCTTTGTACCATAAATGTCATTGCATGGTTTATCCAACAATGGGTGAAGGTTTTGGAATGATTCCGTTTGAAGCAATTGCTACAGGAATGCCTACAATTGTGACAAATCTTACTGGAACAGCTGACTTTGCTAAATATGGCATTCCTCTTTCAGCAGAACTTGTTGAAGCAGAATGGAATAGTCACACTTACAATGCCGATACTGGTTTATGGGCATCACCTGATTTTGAAGAACTTATTGATTTGATGACACATGTTGTCAATGAGTATGACGATTTCAAAAAATATGCTATGAGGTCTGCAAGAATTCTTCACTCCGAGTGGTCTTGGGCTGCCACGGCTGATAAGATCTTGGAAAGATTGCAGGAATTCGAACACTCAATCAATTGACCCTAGTAATAATCGTTGCCTCTAGTTAGGGCACTGGTAGGATTGAATTTACACTTTTTTAGGAGGATACATGTCTATTACTTTAGATAGGGATACAACTGTTGTATCAATTGGGGAAAACATACTTAGCGATGAGTTTGTGAACTCTTATGCTAATAAGATTGCACCTTGGGGCTTTAATGGCCTTGGTGAAATTGTATATAGAAGAACATATGCAAGAGATATTGAAGGTTTAAATCGCAAAGAATACTGGCATGAAACAATTGCTAGATGTATAAATGGCGCTCAGAAAATAGGTGCAGGTTATACTAGAGAAGAAGCAGAGCGTCTTTTTGATTATATGTTCAATCTTAAGGGTCTCTTTTCAGGTAGAGCACTCTGGCAACTTGGTACTCCACTTGTAGAAAAGATGAGTGGTGTATCTTTGGTCAATTGTTGGATGACTACTATTTCATCAATTGATGATTTTAAATTCTTAATGGACCATTTAATGGTCGGTGGCGGTGTAGGTTTCTCTGTTGAAAGAGCAAATGTGCATGACTTGCCAAAGGTTCAACAGGTAGGTTATATCAAACATGAAAAAACAAACGACGCAGACTTCATCGTTCCAGATTCTAGGTACGGATGGTCATCTCTCTTGGCCAAAGTACTGTCCAGTTACTTTGAAACAGGGAAATCATTTACTTACAGCACTATTCTGGTTAGAGGCTACGGAGCGCCTCTTAAGACTTTCGGAGGCACAGCATCTGGGCCAGAAATTCTGATTGAAGGTGTTTCTGACATTTGCAAGATTCTTGATCAACGTGTTGGCAAGAAAATTAGATCTGTTGATGCACTCGATATTTGCAACATTATAGGAAAAATTGTTGTCGCTGGCTCAGCAAGGCGATCTGCACAAATCGCTATTGGAGATCCAGACGATTATTTATTCTTGAGAGCAAAAAATTGGGGCAAGGGCGACATCCCTGCTTGGCGAGCAAATTCTAATAACAGTATCTATGCAGATTCATATGATGAGATTATTGAAGAGTTCTGGAAAGGATATGACGGTTCTGGCGAACCTTATGGCCTTATCAACAGAGCACTTATTCGTAAGAATGGTCGTTTAGGAGAAAAAGTCAATGACTCAAAAGTTATCGGCACAAACCCATGTGGAGAAATCGGTCTGGAAGACGGTGAGCCGTGCAACCTTGCAGAAATTTTTCTACCAAATATATCTTCTAAAGAAGAGTTAATTGATTTAAGCAAACTTCTTTATAAGACACAAAAGGCAATTACACTTCTTGCTTATCCATACAAGAAGAGTCAAGATGTTATTGCTAAAAATAGAAGGCTTGGTCAGGGCATTACTGGCTGGCTTCAGGCAACAAAAGAACAACTTTCTTGGGTTTCTGATTCATATGTTTCTTTGAAGCAATATGATAAGCAGTGGTCATCTGAACTTGGTATTAACACATCAATTAAGCTTACAACTGTTAAACCCAGCGGAACTTTAAGTCTGCTTGCTGGCGTAACTCCAGGTATCCATCCTGCATATGCAAAATACTATATTCGTAGAGTACGTATGGGTAGCAGTGATCCTCTTGTTCAGTATTGTAGAGAAAAAGGCTATAAGGTTGTTTATGACGTTGGATTTGATGGCAAAGAAAACCATACAATCTGCGTTGTTGAATTCCCATGTGAAACACCTGAGCATGCGACTTTGGCTAAAGAACTTACTGCAATTCAACAACTCGAATGGGTTGTTAAAGCCCAATCGGACTGGGCAGATAATAATGTTTCAGTAACTGTTTACTATAAGAAAGAAGAACTTCCAGCTATTCAGGAATGGATGAAAAAGAATTATAAGAATAATGTTAAGTCTGTTTCGTTCCTTCTCCACAGTGATCATGGATTTGCCCTTGCTCCATACGAGGAAGTTACGAAAGAAGAATATCTTAAACTCAAGTCAAAGATTAATGATAATATTTCATTCGTTGATCGTGCTGGTGAAGTATCTCTTGAAGATCTTGAATGTGCAACGGGGGCTTGTCCAATCAAGTAAACATAGACAAAACGGACCCAGAGAGAAATCTCTGGGTCTTTTTTGTTTTATGGTAGGCATTTTATTCCTTTTTGATATAGAATTGACATAAATGAGTAACAGTTACGTCAAGAAAAAGAAACTTTGGGTTCCAGAGCGTGCATTTGGTGTATGCATTTGGATTATGCCAGATGGAAAACCGCTGAGTGACGGTGATGGTGTCCTGTCAGCAGAAGGTCTTGTTGGCGATGAAAAGATAGAAAAAAGAGTCAGAGAGGCTGCAATATATTGGACTGGTAGTGCTGAAGGTTATACAACATGGGTTGAGGGCGCGCGAAAGGTCTCTGCATCTGAAAGAGATGATCAAGCAGAACGTCTTGCTAATGGCTTAAATCCAGATCCATATGAAGATTTTTTTGATAATTATTTTAGGAGATAATAATGGCTAAGCAAATGGTTCATATAGATGACTCTGATAGTCAAGCAATGGAAATTGATGATTTAAGTTATATTGCTTATGAGTCTGTTGCAGAAAAAACTGATCCTTTTAAAATGGTTAAGTTTTCAACTCTTTCACCAAAGATGAAAAGAAGAGCATCAAGGCTTAATAAAAAATATGAAGGAATTGAAGGAGCTGCCACAAAGTATATAGATCCAGAAACTATTGATGGATATTCTCTGTATGACATTGTAAACCCGCCATATGATTTAGATAACTTAGCTGGATTATATGATCAAAGTTCTATTCATAATGCTGCAATAAATGCAATTGTTATGAATACAGTTGCTCTTGGTTATTCTTTTGAAGAGACATTAAAAGCAAAAAGAAGAATAGAAAAAGCACAAGAAAATCCAGATAAACTTTCTCGCGTTCGAAAGTCTTTACAAGATGAACGTGAGCGTTTGGAAGAATTATTTGAAGATCTTAATCAAGAAGAAACTTTTATTGAAACAATGATTAAGGTTTGGCAAGATGTTAAAACAATTGGTAATGGATATCTTGAAATAGGTAGAACTAACGCTGGTAAAATTGGTTATATAGGACATGTTCCTGGGACACTTGTTCGTGTAAGAAGAAAACGTGATGGATACGTACAAATTGCAAAGAGTAATAAGATTCAAGCAGTCTTCTTTAGAAACTTCCAGGACTCAGAAACAGAAGATCCAATCAATGGTGATCCAAGCCCAAATGAATTGATTCATTTCAAGAACTATAGTCCTAATAATACATACTATGGAGTTCCTGCTGCAGTGTCAGCAGCTGCTGCTATTGTTGGAGATAAGTTCGCAAAAGAATATAATATTGATTACTTTGAAAACAAAGCAATTCCAAGATATGCAATTGTTCTAAAAGGCGCAAAGCTTAGTCACAAATCAAAACAGGAACTTGTTAATTATTTCAGAAACGAAGTCAAGGGAAGAAATCATGGAACACTGGTTATTCCTATTCCCGCGTCAATAGGCGCAGACTCGGATATTAGATTTGAAAAATTAGAGGCTGGGGTGCAAGATGCCTCATTTGATAAATATCGTAAATCAAATAGAGATGAAATTCTTGTAGCCAATAGAGTTCCTGCACCAAAAGTTGGTGTTTATGATAATGCTAACTTGGCTGTTTCAAGAGATGCAGATAAGACATTCAAAACACAAGTTATCGGACCAGATCAGGCTGTCATTGAAAAAAGAATCAATAGGCTGATTGCTGAGTTTACAGATTTACTTGTTTTGAAGTTTAAAAGAATTGACCTTGTTGATGAAGATATTCAGTCAAGAATTAATGATAGATATCTTAGAACGGAAGTTGTTACTCCTAATGAAGTTAGAACATCACTCGGTCTTCCAGAAAGAATGGATGGTGATGAACCGCTTCCATACCCTACAAAACTTAAAAAAGAAGGTGGACCAGGGGCACCGCCGGGGAATTCAAATAACCAATCTTCAAATCCTCCAAATGCTTTTGCCGACAGACCAGAGGGGTCATCAGATCCTAGAGAGTCTGGCGACCAAGCAGAAAGAGGTCAGAATCAAGATACAGGAGGCTCAGAATGAGTTACGGACACATTGTCTATTCAAATACAGCAGTTGATAGCACTGCTAATGCAGTTAGCATAGGTCAGCATACTTCATCAATTAATTTTGTGAATACACATGCAAGCACCAATGCTGTTGTAAAACTTAATGGTGGTCCACACCAAGTTCTTATCCCAGCGGGTAAAAACTATGTTGAGGTTAAGGGCGATTACACTTCTTTTCAAGTGATGACAGCAGGCGTTGTCCTTGGCGTTTTTGCCATTGGTTAATACCACTAGCATTATATTAAATAAAGTGTTATATTAGATTTAATATGTCGGATTTCAATTTAGTTTTCCCAATCAATATGGACCTCACAAAAAAAGAGGAGCGTATTGTTGTTGGAATTGCAACCGCTGACAATATTGACAAGTCTGGAGATATTGTTACATTTGAGGCTTCACAAGAAGCCTTTTCAAGATGGCAAGGAAACATCAGAGAGATGCATGCACCTATTGCAGTCGGTAAAGCAATTTCACATAAACCAGTTGTTATCAAAGGCGATGATGGCAAAGAATACAAAGGCTTTCAGGTAGAGGCTTACATTTCAAAAGGTGCTCAGGATACTTGGGAAAAAGTTCTTGATGGAACACTTCGTGCTTTTTCTATTGGTGGAAAAGTTATTGAGAAAGAAGCAATGTCTGGAAAAATTCATAATGGAAAACCAATTCGTAAAATTACAAAATATGAACTTGGTGAATTAAGCCTTGTTGATAATCCAGCAAACGCCATTGCAACAATTGATATTATTAAAAGGGCTGACGATGGAGATCTTGAGTACGTACTCAGAGATACCATTGAAAAAGCAAAACAGCCGTTGAAAGATCCAAAGGGCGGTCTTACTGCTGCTGGTCGTAGACACTTCAAGCAAACTGAAGGTGCAAACCTCAAGCCAGGTGTTAAGGGTCCAGCAAATACGCCAGAAAAAATGCGTAGAAAAGGTTCTTTCTTAACTAGATTCTTTACTAACCCATCAGGACCAATGAAAGATGAAAAAGGCAGACCTACTCGCCTTGCTCTTTCCGCTGCTGCATGGGGGGAACCAGTTCCTCAAAATGCACAAGATGCTGCTGCTCTTGCTGCGAAAGGAAGAAGGCTTCTTGAAAGATACGCAAAAGTTAAAAACAAGAGCGTAGAAACTATTCTTGAAGAAGATGAAGAAATTCTGAGTAAAGAGATGGAGTACTTCTTGCAAGAGGAGGACAAAGATAAAGAAATGGAAAAGTCAAGCAATTTATTGCAAAATGATGTAAAATATGATAACGTCAATCCTATGGAAAATGACTTGACAGATAGCAAACTCTCTTTGCTTAAGAGATTTGTTAACTGGCTAGTCCCAGAAGATGACCAATCAGTAAAAATTGATAAATTTACTGATTCAACTGAAGTTGCTTCAACCGAAGTTGAAGTTAATATCGACCAAGCGGAGGAAGAAATGGATATTGATATTTTGAAAGACGCTCTTGGCTCGGTTATTGATCAGAAGTTGAATGATTTTGCTACTTCACTTAAAGAAGAGGTTGAAGCAAGTGTCAACGCAAAGATTGATGAGGTGACCAAGGCTTTCGAGGCCGATAAGGCCGCTCTCAGCGAAAAGCTGGAGCAAACGGAAAAGGCTCTGAATGAGCAGGGTGAGCAGGTGAAGACTTTCGCTGATGCTGGCGCTGTCAAGAAGAGCGTTGACCCAGAAGATGCAGAAGATGAGGAAGGTGAGGAGATTCGTAAATCCGCACCAGAGAAGTCATTCTGGAACAATGTTTATCTCCCACAAGGCGTGATTAACGCAATGGGTTATAAGTCGTAAGAAATTAGGAGGATAATTTAAATGGCTACTCAAGAAGAAATTCTTTCTAAGGCTAACGAGGTCACGACAAGCGTTGTTGGTAATGATTCTGGCGGTCTGCTTAATGCAGAACAGTCGAATCGCTTCCTTGACTTTGTTGTTGATCAGTCGGTCTTAATGCAAAACTCACGTGTGGTTCGCATGCGTGCTTCATCAATGGATATCGATAAGGTTTCTGTTGGTACCCGCCTTATGAAGAAGGCAACCGAGGCAACAGATGACGGTGCAAACGCCGCTGTTACCTTCACAAAAGTTTCACTGTCAAGCGTTAAACTGCGTCTTGACTGGGAAGTGAGCACAGAATCCCTTGAGGATAACATCGAGGGTGCCTCGCTTGAGGATCACTTGGCTCAAATCATGGCTCGTCAGACAGCCAATGACCTTGATGACTTGCTCATCAATGGTAATACATCGTCAAACAACGGTCTGCTCAAGGCTCTTGATGGTTTCGTCAAGCTTGCTAAGGCTTCAGGCACAGTTGTTGATGAGGCTGGCGACAACATTTCGCGCTCAACGTTTGATCGTGTTCTTCGTAACATGCCAAACAAGTACCTGCAGCGCAGAAATGAACTGAGGTTCATGACTGGACCAAATCTGGTTCAGGATGCAATCTACAGCCTTGGTAATCCAAACTCGGCTACAGAGGCAACTGCTGGTGCTCCATCACCTGGCTCATTGGCTGGCGATGCAGCATTCCTGCAAGGCTCAATGAGAGCCAATGGTGGTCCTGGTTCAACAGGTCTGTCACCATTCGGTATTCCTCTCGTTGAGATCCCTCTGTTCCCAGAGACTGTTGCTGGTGATTACTCATCGGCTGCTGGCAACCACGGCCACATTCACCTGACATTCCCCAACAACCACGTTGTTGGTCTGCACCGTGACATCACAGTGTACCGTCAGTTCCAACCAAAGACTGACACAATTGAGTACACACAGTTCATGCGTGTTGCTTGCAATATCGAAAATGCTGAGTCATACGTTATTGCAAAGAATGTCAAAGTTCGCGCACTCTGATAGTTAAGCGAACTAAGCATACGATAGCGGGGGAGAAATCCCCCGCTTTTGTATTTATTGACCTTCATATTTTTGAATGATAAGATTGTTGATATGACAGAAGATGCTGAAAAAGCAACAAAAAAGAAAAATGTAGTTACATCTAATGACGTTACAGGTAATAAATACCAGCCAAAAAAGACTGTATCTAAAAAGCCTGTAGAATTACCTGATAATAAAACAAATAATGGTAAAATGATTATTGTGTTTGAGAGCGGATCTGGTTATGTTACCAAATCCAATTTTAAATTTACACAAAAAAATAAGATCGCGGAACTTGATTATGAAGAAGCCAAAATGCTTCTTCAATTAGATAACTTCAGGCTTCCAAGCGAAGAAGAGAGAGAACAATTTTATGCTTTCAAGGAGGATTAATTAATGGCAGGAAATCTTTCAAACTACTTAGAGAATAAGCTGCTTGATCACTTTTTAGGGACAACATCTTACACAATGCCAACGCCAGTATACGTTGGCCTTTACACCGTTGCACCAAGTGATAGCACGGCTGGAACAGAAGTCTCTGGTGGTTCATATGCTCGTCAGACAGCAACATTCTCAGCAGCATCAGGCGGTGCTACATCGAATGATGCAAACATTGACTTTACAAACATGCCTTCAGCAACAGTCGTTGCTATCGGTATATCAGATGCTATTACAGGTGGCAATTTGCTTGTTTGGGGAACACTCACAGCAAACAAGTCACTTGATGCAGGTGACACACTTAGAATTGCTACAGGCGATTTAGACATTAGCATTGATTAATTAAGGAGGGGTTATGCTGAGAAGAGAGTTTCTAGGCTCAGTTGTAGCAACCACCTTGTCTAGCAATGTTAGCAATTCTGCTTCAACGATAGGCGTTGTTGATGGTTCCACGTTCCCAACGGGGTCATCTGGCAACCCCTTTGTTATCGTTGTTAGTAGAGGCACGCCCAATGAAGAAAAAGTCCTCATTTCTTCTAGAACTGCAAATCTTTTAACAGTTCAACAAAGAGGATATGATGGAACAGTTGCATCAAATCATACTGCTCCATCATCAGTTGATCATGTGTTAGATGCTTTAACTATTCAAGATATGAATAGATCAACATATGACAATGAAATAAATATTTGGATGGCGGTATAAAATGGCAAGTTTAACACCAAAACTTTTATATTTGGGAAATGGAGATAATGCTAATGTTTATACTGCAAACTCCACTGCTAATAGTTACACAATTATTAAAAACATAAACATTTGTAATACAACTGCTGTTAATACAGTTGTTTCTCTTCATCTTCTTACAAGTGGATCCTCTCCAGGATCAAATAACAAAATTATTAGCAATGTAAACATAACAGCTAATAATGTAACTTTTTATAATACATCAATTGTAATGCCAAGCAATAGTGCATTATACTTAGATCAAGCTGGTAGCAACGCTACTGTTGCTATAAGCGGTGTGGAGTATGTTGCCTAATGGAGTTAGAGCGCTTAGTTGTTGATAACAACTTTGAATATATTCAAATTGATACAACACCAGATCCAGCCCCGGCATCTGCTGTTGGTCAAATAATTTGGAACTCTGATACAGGCGCTCTTCAGTACGGTCTTGTTGGCGGGAATGTCAAAGTAGATCTTGGCTTAAAAGAAGTTGTTAGATGTTTTAACTCTGAAGCAAACACTTTGGTAAAAGGTGAAGTTGTATATATTTTTGGTGCTCAAGGCGACCAAGTTGCTGTAAAGAGAGCAAATAATTCATCTGATACAACTTCTTCAAAAACACTTGGTATTGTTGCTGAAAATATAACATCTTCTGGAACTGGTTACGTTGTTTCTCATGGAATTGTAGATGGTTTAAATACATCTGGATATTCTCCAGGAGATATTCTATGGCTTGCAAATACATCTGGTAACTATACTGTTATAAAACCAACAGCACCAGAACATTTAGTTTTTGTTGGCGTTGTTGTAAAATCAAATTCTGCTTCTGGTCAAATTTATGTCAAACCACAAAATGGATATGAACTTGATGAAATCCATGATGTTTTAATTACTTCACCTCAACTTGGTGAAGTCTTAAGATACAATGGAAGTCTTTGGGTTAACAATCTTGAGACTGGATATAATAATTCATATGCCCAAATTATTGGTGATGGAACATCTAATACATTTGTTCTTACCCATAATTTTAATACCAGAGATATTGTTGTTCAATGTAGAAATCAAAATAGCCCATATGAAAATATTGAAGTCAGATGGGAGGCAACAACTGCTAATACAGCAATGCTTGATTTCAGCACGGTTCCCTCTTCAAATAGCGTTAGAGCCGTTGTATATGCCAGCGTCGG